GAGCCCCATTATAAGATGAAACACTAGCCGTTGTCCCAACAAGCAGTTGCCCGGTGTTCGTGATGCGCATCCGCTCTGTGTCACTGGCAGCATCTACATTGGTATAAAAACCCATGAATGTAGGAGCACCGACACCAGAGCTTGATGTAACCTGTACCCTGATTCTGCCGAAAACTCGATCTGTGCCGCCAGTAGTACCTTGCCAAACTAAATCATTGTAATCATTTGTAGCCCACGAATCTCCAGGTCTTTGAAGAATTAAAGCACTTTGATTAGTACCCCACAATCTCAATGATGACTGCGTATTACCATAAATATGCATCAATGAAGTAGTAGTTGACGCTGGCAGGCTAACTGCCCCAACCAGCACCCTCCCAGAAGAGTCCAGACGCATTGTCTCCGTGCCACCCTCTGCAAAAGCAATGGTGTCAGCAGCGGGGAAGAAGATGCCAGTGTTGAGGTCGTCAGACTTAGAGATGACTGGAGCCGATGCAGACCCGGCAGAACTGACTGCTAACTGGCCTACGGTCAGGGTGGTGCCGTTGAACGTCAGCGCGCTACCACTCGTCAGCACCTTGCTGCCGTCGAGGTAGGTCACACCGTTGGCGGTGCCGGGGTTGTACGTGAGGGCCCCAGTCATCGCGCCGCCAGACAGCTGCAAATAGCCCGCGGCAGGCAGATATGCCGCAATCCACGCGGAGCCACTCCAGACGCGCATCTCGCTGGCCACGCTGTTCCAATACAGCGCACCCGTCAGCAGCGCGTTGCCGTCGTTGTCCAACGTCGGGTTGGACGTCTTGCTACCCAGGTAGCGGTCGTCGAAGGCGTCGTAAGTGGCCGCCGCATCGTTGGCGCTGGTAGCTGCAGCAGACGCAGAGCCAGACGCAGCAGTCGCGGAGTTTGATGCGTTGGTCGCGCTGGTCGCTGCGGCAGACGCAGAGGCCGCAGCGCTGGTCGTGCTGCCGAAGATCGAGTCGATCTCGGTCTTGGTGTAGGCGTCGGTGATGCCGTAGCCGGACAGCGTGGTCGGGTTGGTCCCGCCGGTCGCGCGTCCGTACAGGTCGATCGTCACGGACTTGTAGGTGCCAGGCGTGATGCCGGTGGCCGCCAAGTCAATCTCGTCGGCGCCCACCACGATGCGCGAGGCCGACGCGGTGTTGACGTTCAGGGTGTTGCCCGTCTTCGTCATGCCGGTGCCGGCCGTCACCTGGCCAGCGCCAGAGAACTGCACCCAGGTCACTGACGTCGAGCCCAGCGTGCCACCCGCGGCCACCGTGCAGACGTAGCCGTTGTCGGCGTTGGCCGTGCCGTCCTCGACGAACACGAAGGCCGACACCAGCTCGGCCCAGGCGTCGGCATCAGCCGCCCTGCTCCACCCGCCAGCGGCCGCGACGTAGATGCCGTTCTGCGACGCAGTGGACTGGTCCTTGACCAGCACCCGGTCTCCAGCAACCACAGACACGCCGTCGATCGTCTGCGCGCCTGACAGTGTGATGTTGGCCGTCGTCGCGACCCGGCAGCTTGCCTTCGCGTCCAGGCCCTGCGCCACCGTGTCGACGTAGGCCTTGTTTGCCGCGTCGCTGTCCAGCGTCGGAGTAGCCAGGCCCGTGATCGTGCCCATCGATCCGGCATTCATGTCCAGCGTGCCGTTGATGGTCACGTTGTTGAACGTCGAGGTGCCGGAGCCTGCGGTCACGTTGCCGGTCACATTGCCGGCCAAGTCGCCTGTGACGTTGCCCGTGACGTTGCCCGTCACGTTGCCGGTCAGCGTGCCAGTGATGCCACCCGACGCAGACAGGGTTGTGAAGGCGCCAGATGAGGGCGTGGTGGCCCCAATCGTCGTGGCATTGATCACCCCACCACCGATGGTCACAGACGAGCCCAGAGAGGCCGCGCCGGTCGCGCTGAGGGTGGTGAAGTTGCCGGCGGCCCGGGTGGTCGCGCCGATCGGCGTGCTGTCGATCGTGGAGCTGGTGATAGCCAGAGACTGCAGAGCCGAGCTGGCCACCAGCGCCGTGCCAGCGCTGTTGACCATGGCCACCTTGTAGCCGTTGCCAGACAGAGTCGGCATCAGGTCGAAGCCGTCGGTGATGGCCTCCAGCTCCGCACGCAGAGCAGCCGACGATCCGGGCGAGTTCGGGGTCGGATAAATCCCGTGATTGTAAAAACTGTTCGGCATGGTCAGCGAAGTCCTCTGCGCATTGTGTAATGAACGATGATGGTGTTGACCGTGAACGACTCAAAAAGGTCCGAAGCACAAGAGACACGGATGGCGATGTTCTCTGCTGTCCCACTGACCTCGATCTCCGACGGCGTGATGTCGGATCCGTCCCACACAAAGTTGTCCCAAATCATGGAGTCCCAATAGCTGGACCTCAAATCCGTCTCGTAATTTTGATCCAGTGGTTGAGGGATTTCTTGGCGACGATAGCCAAGGTCATAGCCAAACTGAATCTCAGCGTAGTAGCTCCCCGACAGCTCCACGCTCGCACGGCGGAAGCGCTTGAGAATTCGCGGCGACTTCATGGAGTCATAGACCAGGTTCACGCTGGCCGCGATGGGGTCGCCGTCGAAGCTCGTGCCCCTGTCAAGCTGATAGACGAAGCCGTTGTCGGATCCAAAGAACGAGATGGCGTTTCCGCTGACGTCCTCACCCTCGTCGCAGCAGAGCACAGGATCCAGGAACTCCACAGGCATGGACCCCAGCAGTTTGCCGTTGACCATTGTCATGTAGATGCCGGTGCCGTCAGAGAAGAACACTCGGTATTGGCCTTTGACTCGGCTCAGCGAGCTCGCGGTCGCGGAGTTGATGCGCTGCTCGAGAAACGGGCGCAGGTTCATCGTGAGCGAGGCCGGCAGGAAGTTGCCGAAGTTCAGCGTCGTGCCCAGGCTGATGACGCCTCGGTCGTCCAAGACGTAGGCCTGGTCCATGTTCTGCGAGGTGTATGGCACCGCACCAGTGCCGGTGTTGAACGTCGACAGAGCGAAGTTCGCCTCGCTCGTGCCGTACAGCACCGACGTGTCGCGCCTGGTGTAGACGCCCAGCGCGCCGCTGGACTGGTCGCCCGGCAAGACGATGAGGTTGGTGATCAGCGCGTTCATGGCGATCTCTCCAGCGCCCAGCACCGGGTCCCATTGGTACGGGAACCCCAGGCCGGAGAACTGCAGCGAGGCGCCGAAGGCAAGGAACAAGTGCTGCTTGTGGACAGCCACATGCGTGGGCTTGTCGTTGGGCATCGTCGTGGCGATCGGCACAAACGTGGTGCCGTCGAACTCGAACGCACGGTTGACGCCGTCGCAGCCGTACAGTCGGTAGTTCGCGTCGCCACCACCAAAGTTGCCGACCACAGTCTCATAGCGGCCGTTCGGCGCCAGTGTGACCGCTGTAGCCGCCCCGCCCGCGTGCGCGCGAGTGGTTCCTGCAACTCGAAGATGCTCCGGCGCGGCAAACGTCCCTGAGGTGCTGGAAAGAATCAACCTGCCAGTTGCGCCCGACCACGATGTGCCGTTTTCAACGACAACGCGGGCCACGACACCCGTGGCCCCGCTTGTTTGCCCAGTGACCGTGTCTCCTTCGGCGATAGCTGTGCCTGTTCCACTATTGAACGCAAGCTCAAAGCCCAATGCAACTGCCGCCCACCCGCCACTTGTGGCCTTGAACATCGCCGCGCTGGCGTTGCCAACCACGTTGCGCCATGCGTAGACGTCACCCTTGTAGATGGCCACGCCCAGCACGTTGCCAGCGCCCGGCACAGCCTGAATGCTAGTGCGGTACTCGTCGGCCGCAAGGTTGCGGTACTGAGCATCGGTCAGGCCGTCAGCACTCACCCCCTGCAGCTCAGTGATCGTGCCCACCTGCACGGCAGACACCGACACGCCCTCTTGCTCAACAAAGGTCCCCGTCTGGCGGGTGACGACGACCGTGCCTCCGCTGACTGCGATCACCTTGCCGGTGGCCGCGGACGTCATGCCGACGATTGTGTTGCCCACCGACACCGAGCTGGTCAGGTTGCAGACGAGGATGTTGTACAGCGCGGCCGACGGTTTGGCGCGGCCGTCAAAACGCTCGTAGCCGGCGATGCGGGTGTAGCCGCCGCTGACGTTGCACTCGAAGTTGGCGGCCTTGCGCGCGAAGCCTGGCGGCAGAGTCAGCGTCGGCGTGACCTGGTCCAGGCCCCCTGCGAGGCGGATCAGGTCGTACTGAACGCGAGGGAGTTGAGCCTGAGCCATGGTGGAGAATTAGGCCAAGGGATTCCCCAGGTACAGCTCAGGGAGCTGCTCCCGCTCGAGCTGATTGCGCAGCCTCGAGAACTGCGTGGCGCCGCGCTGCAGCACCTCGGGCGCGGCCTCGTACAGGCCGTAGTACTCCATGGCCTTGTAGACGATGGCCATGTGCAAGTGAGTGGGCGCTGCTGGCGTGTCGGTGTTCGCAGCCAGAGACACCGGCAGGATCTGGTACTCGCCGCTGATCTGGTAGATGTCATCAGGTATCTGGCCCAGCATGACCTTCTTGTCGTTGGGCATGATCGCGAAGACCACCGGCCGGCCGTTGACCTGCACGTTGAAGCGGTAGGTGTTGCGGAAGACCTGGTACTCCCACTCCACCAGCCACTGCTCGTCCTGCACCCCGATGCTCTTCTTCTGGCAGCGGAAGGTGTCCTTCCACCAGTACCGAAGGTCGGTCATTAGGGCGCTGGTGACCGTGTTGGTCACGACGTTCGGATCGTAGTTGCCAGTGCCGGCAACGGTCTCGAACGTGAACGGCTCGCGCATCCAATTCCAGTTGTCGTGCATGCCCTGGATCTCGAGCCATGCGTCGTTGATCCAGTTCACCAGCTTGGCGTACATGCCAGTCTGGCCGGTCACCGACGCAGGGCCACCTCCAGTGACGCCGCACTCGACGGCCAGACGTTGCGCGAGCTGCAGGTAGTTCATCTATCAGACCGGCTGCGACAAAATCTTCTTGAGCCAAGGCACGCCCATCCGAGGGTTCGGGTCGTGCATGACCTGGAAGGGGTAAGTCAAAGACAGCACGTTCTCCTCTTGGAAGCCCATGCTGCCGTCTGGCGCAACGATCTTGCGCTGGCGCACACGCGACTGCTTGGCGTTGGCCAGCACAGCAATGTGATACCTGCGCAGCTTGGCGGTATCGCCTCGGACCACCATGCGGTAGTCGCCGTTGACGTTGACCTCGACGAAGCTGGGCTCGTTCTCGTTGCCCGGCTCGTTGAAGTGAACCTCAAGCTCGTCTCGCATGAAAGACTCTTCGTCGATCTGGTCGGTGCGGATGACACGATCGGTGTCGATCTCGACCCCGCCTGGCGCTGAGGCCTCGGCCGCGGGTGTAACCCGGTTGACGATGTCCACGTCCTCGGACGCGACTGATCGATTGCGCTCGTAGCTGTTGACGGTGCGACTGGTCATGGTGAAGTCTCCTGGTGTTTAAGGGTGGGGGCCACCCGAAGGTGACCCCCTGCCGACTTAGGCAGTCAGCGGGTTGGCCGGCACAGTGGACAGGTTGTAGAAGGTGTCCGTCACGTTGGCAGCACCCAGGTCGGTTGAGCCAGGAGTGAACGTCACGCCAGCCGTCAGCGCGATGCGCAGAGCGGCGACCGGGCACACGCCGTTGGGGGCGTCGGGGTACATCAGCGCCACGCGGCCAGCAGCCAGCTCGGCAGAGTCCACGATCTGGCCCGGCACGATCGACACAGCGCCGCTCGTGTCCAGGCAGATCAGGTACAACCGGGTGGAGCCGTTGACGCCACCAGTGAAGCCGCCGTTGACGTTCTGGATACCGCCGGCAGCCGCCTGGTAAACCGACGGGCCGCTGTAGCTGATCGCGATGTTGTCAGTGATCGCCTTGCTGTAGAAGCGACCGTCGATCACATAGGTGACCGCAGCAGCGTTCTGGATCGTGTTGGCGTTGGTGCCTTCGGCCCACGCGCCGCTCGACAGGCCGGCGGTGAAGCCGGAAGAGAGGGAGAGATTGTCAGACATGGTGAAGTTCCTTTCAGTCGATGACGAACGTGGCCACGGTGGCCGCGTAGTTCGTGTCGGTGACGCCGCCGTCGGCGTCCAGCTTGGCCGCTACGGCCTGCAGGGCGTCGACCACGGCCGCCAGCAGGGCCGCCAGCTCTTGGCGGTCTCCTGGCGCTGCGATGGCGTTGACACGTTGACGTACAGATTCGATGGGCATATCGGTTCCTTTCGGTTCGCTAGGGCTTTCGCCCTAGCGTGTCATCACAGAGCCGAGCAGGCCGCTTCGATGCGGACCATCCAGTTCTCGTTCAGTCGCACCGCGTTCTTGTAGAAGTTGGCGCCGACGTAACCGAACTGGCCCATCGGGTTGGCGTGCGTGATCTGCTTTGCAGGCAAGTAGATCGGCTGGATCGCTCCCATGCCCTTCAGAGCGACCTGGCCCCAGGCTTCCTGAGCCACCACCATGATGGGGTAGACGTCAGCCGTGGTGCCGGAGGTGCCACCGTTGGACAGGAAGGTGCCCGCAGTGATCGTGCCGCCGCCCTGCAAGAAGGGCTTGAAGTACGGCGAAGTGATGACGCGGAAACGCTCAACCGTACCGATCTCGCGCTCGTGAACCGGCTTCTGCTGACCGTAGCGAGCCAAGGGCACGAAGTTGGTCAGGTTACGGAAGTCGGCTTCCATGTCGGTGTGGATGAACACCAGGTAGCCGGGCTCGACGGCGGTCGTGCCGAAGTTGACCGAAGAGGCCAGCTTCTCGGTCACGAGCTGAGCGTGCGCAGCCTCGAGCTGACGGGCAGCCTGACGCAGCTTGTTCAGCGTGATGCCGGTGTTCACCGACGTGCGGGCCGAGCCGTTGGCGTACACGACGTTCGTGCCACCGCGGACCACACCGTAGGAGATCAGCTCCTCGATGCTGGCCATGTGCTCGCCCACCAGCTTGACCATGTCGCCGGGGATGTCATCCTCGTACATGGACTCAGCCTTGGAGCTGAGCTTCATCAGCACGCCGTACTGCTGCACGGTCACCTGCACGTCCTGGTAGGCGATGGTGCGAGCACCAGGGGTCACGCCTTCTTGCAGCAGGTAGTTGCTGGCGGTGATGCTCGGAGCACCATTGGAGCCGGCGTCGATCGGCAGGGCGCGACGGAACACGACCGTGTCGGTCTTGTTCTGGGGGATCTGCTTTTGCGAGCCGAAGGTGCTCAGCACCTTGATGGGCATGGCGTGCTTGAGCATCTCGCGCTCCGCCATGATGAGGTTCCGGGAAGGAACAAGGGAATAGGTCTGCATGATGGGTTACCTTTTCTGTCGATCAAGTTCGTCCAGGTAGCGCCAGTACTCGTCGGGCGCCATGTCCTCCACGGCCTTCTGGCGCACGTTGGCACCGGAACGCCCCGAAGGGATCGCCGCAGCAGAGTTCAGGCGCTGCGTTCTTTGGTTCGAGGCTGAGCTCGTTGCGTCGGTGTGCAGGTCCAGCAGGCGCACAGCGTCTTGCGGGCTTTCGCTCGCCGCAAGCATCTGAACTTCCCGCGGTTGACGCTGCAACCATCCTCTGAACTCAGGCGTCTGTACTCGGTCCTGCCATCCAGGGTGACGAACCTCGACTGCCATTTCGGATCGCAGGCGGGAGATCTCTTGCGGGGTGACCCCCGCTTGAACCGGTTGCTGTTGCTGCGCTATGCGCTGCTCCAGCAAACTCAGCCGCTCGTTGAGAGCGGACTCCATTGCCTCCGCGAACTCGGGGTAGTCCGACTTCAGCCTGGCCATCGCCTCGGGGTTGCGCTGCGCGTCGCGAATTTCCGTCGCGGTGGGCGCGTCGCCTCCCTTTGAGGAGACCTGCTGTGCCGTCTGAAGCTGCTGCTTCAGTTGACTACCGAGTCCACCGATGTGGCCTTCGGCATTCCTCAGACGCTGAGTGACCTGAGACAGCATCGTCTCAAGGCCGGAAATCTTGTCCACCAGAGACTGGTCACCCGTTGGTGCCGCTGCGTCACCGCCCTTGGCTGCGTCGGCCGGATCAGCATTGCGATGCTCGGCGGGCGCTTGGTCGGTGGATGCGGATGCGGGTTCGCGGTCTGCAGTAAGCTCGACATCAGCGGCCGGCGCGGGGCCGGAATCCTCTGCGTCAAGTTGGTCCCAGATCTTCTTGGCGTCTTCCTGACTGGTCGTTCCTTGTACTTGCATTTTGATGTCGTCTCACTTCGGTGAAGGTCACTGTGGACCTTGTTCGTCGACGCCGGCCAATTCGTCGGGGTCGACTGCTGGACTCAGGCTGGCTCCTTCGGCCAGGCTGAGAATGCGCTTGACTTCGCTGATCCCACCGCGGATCAGCGCTGTCTTTTCCGGGCCGAAGGACGGTGAGTCGTTCAGCTCACGAAGCTCCTCGAGGCGCTTCTCAAGGGTCTGCGTCAGCCGCTTCCATGTCTGTGACCGGAAGTCCTCTGCCTTCAACAATCGGGGCTCCAAAGAAAAAACGGCGCCCGTTGCGGGGCGCCGTAAAAGGGATTCAGGGAGAGAGTGCAGCAATCGCGAAGACACTGACCCGGGGCGGAATATAGCATTGTGATTACCCGGGCGCAAGTGGTCTCACCGGCCCATCAGGCGGCCCATGTTGACGATGAATCCGCCAGGCGGCGGAGTCTGCGGCGCAGGGGGCGGCGGGGGCGCAAGAGGCTTGCCAAAGTACTGGCCGAAGAAGTTGCCAGGGTACTGGCCTTGATAGCCCATTCAGTCCTCACGTTGGATCTACCGAGGTGACGTTGCGAGAGCCAGAAGTGTAGGTGGCCTCCACCCGGTCCACGGTGCCGTCCTGGCTCTTGAAGACCATGCTGGCGCCCTCCAGGCCCGTGGCGTCCCCCGCATTGACCGCCAGCAGGATGCGCAGCACGTCGCGCAGCGTCAGGCCGCCCTCGACGGTGCCCAGCAGCGGGTCAGCCGCGGCGCCTGCGCTGTTCAGCAGCTCGCCCATGGATCCGGGGGTGTTGTAGGCGCTGGCCAAGGCTTGCCAGACTGCGGCCGACAGGGATTGCGGGCTCAGCTCGGTGAAGGGCGTGATGTCGCCCGACAGCACCCCGATGGCACGCGGCGTGGCGCTCAGGCTCCAGGTTATAGGCGCGTTGCCCTGCGCATTGATGATGGCGCCGAGCGTGGCGCTGGGCACCGTGAAGCTGATGCTGGTCGAGCCCTGCGCCGCCAGCGCGCCGGCCAGGTCCGCCGTGGTGCTGAACGTGATCGAGGTCGAGCCCGAGGCCGACACCACCAGTTGCAGGTCGGCGGGCGGCACCGTGAAGGTGATGCTGGTGGAGCCCGTGGCGGGCAGGCCCAGCGTGCCCGATGCTGCCGCGCTGAACGTGATCTGCGTGGACCGGGACGAGATGCGCCCGGCTTGCAGCGCCATCAGCCAAGAAGACGGGTGCGTTGTGCCGTCCGGTTGCCCGGCCAGCTCCCCGAACGCCGCCGTCTGGTTGCGACTGGCTCTCCACAGCGGCTGCATCGATGTCTGCAGCGTCACGCCGGACACGGTGCCCACCGTGCGCCCCGGCACCGCCGAGTAGGCGCCGTTGGCGGAGACGGGCGACTGTCCGATGAAACGCAGAGCCATCAGCCGCCCCAGGCGTACCGGTTCACACCGAAGAAGTTCGTCGAGGCCGGGGTGGCCGCGCCCGCGTAAGCGATCCAGGACAGGCAGGCGTTGCTGGTAGCGGCGGCTTCCTGGATCAGCGGCAGGCTCGGGAACTGGTTCAGCATGTCGCGCTCACTCAGCAAGAACTGCGTTGTGAGTTGCAGCTCCATGATCGGCTTGGCCAGCACCAGGTTGGTGAAGGTCGAGGCCGTGCCGTTGGCCGCGCTTTGCTGCCAGGTCTGCACCGACCGGATGCCGGTGTCGCCGGCCTGCAGCGGCAGGAACGGGCCGATGTTGTTGGCCGCCGTGCCCGAGTGGTAGATGTGGCTGTTCACCGCCGACACCGTGGACGCCACCGTTTGCGGCAGTGCGCGTGAGCCGACGTTGGCCTGGTTGGTGTAGGTCATCAGGCAGTTGTGCGCGGTGCTCCCGGTGGTGGCTGGGGCCACCACGTTGTAGGCCATGACGCCCTTGCCGCTTGTGTACCTGGGCAGCGTCAAGGTGTTGGCCAAGGTGATGGCTGAAGCCGTGTTGCCGTCAATCCGGGCGTAGCAGCCCAGCAGGTCCACCAGCAGCAGCGTGATCGGCACCGTGGTCGAGCCTGCGGTCTGCGCGCTCATGGTCAGCAGGTGCTTGGTGGCCGTGCCGCTGATGAGATCGCCCGGCCAGATGCAGCCCTGCTGCGTGGCGCTGTATGGGGCAAATCTAGGGCTTTGGCCGTTTGTGCCCCCAGCGATCACGATGAAGTTGTCCACCGAGCCGGCAAAGGTCGAGTTCGCCACGATGGAGATATCCTGCGTGGCCCCCGCCACCACCGCCTGTGTGGTGGTGGTGTTGGTCGTGATCGCCGTGCCCGCCGTGCCGCCGCCAAGTTGGATCTGGATTTGGCCCGCAGTAACACCAGAGGTGGTGATGATGACGGTGTAGGTGACGCCGCTTTCCAGCGTGATGCCCGAGGTCTGCGTCAAGTTCGACGCCGTGCCCGCCGTCTTGGTGAACACGCCCGTGACGCCCCAGGCCCAGCCGGTGCCGGCCGTCCACTCTGCGGCCGAGTCGAAGCCCCAGTTCTTGACGTGGTTGCCGTGGTAGCCCTGGCCCCGATCACCGCCGCCCAGGAACAGGTCGTACCACCGGCCGGCAGTCATCACCGTGGGCGTGATCTTGTTCCACGGCTGGGTCCATATCTTCCCGTTGGTGGTGACCTGGTTGATCAAGTCGTCGTAGCTGGCGAATCCCATGATGTCAATCCCTTGCGAATACGATGTGGCCGCGTGTGATGCCACTGACCGTGCCGTTGCTGATCGGGCACACGATGTGGTTGAGGTAGGCCCCGCTGGGGACCAGTGGGGGCACCCGGTTGCGCGGAAACTCCAGCTCGTAAGGGGTCACGGTGTCGTAGGCCACCGCCTCCAGCACCGGGCGCACCAGCACGAACGCGCAGAAGCCGCCCGAGCTGTTGAACACTTGCACATTGGTCAGTTGGCGCACGTCCAGCGTGCCCACCCCCAGCGGCACGAACGGCGCCGCAAAGCCAGAGCCTGCGCCCGTCGCGCTGCTGAAGGCGTTGAGGTGCCCGGCACCCGGCGTGGCGTTGATCCAGAACGACACGGTTGTGCTGACGCCGTTGCTGCCCACATAGTCGAGCACCACTTGCGTGGGCGACGGCGCCGTCTGCGGGATGGTGGTCACCACCATCAGCCGCGTGCCCGAGGTGTAGCGGCTGGTGAAGTTGGTGTTGTCAAACGCCTGCGGGTCGGTGGAGTCCATGTCCACCAACGGGTAGAACCCACAGTAGTCCAGCAGAAGGGCGCTGGCCGGCCAGATGCCGTTGCCCGTGCCGCCGCCCCCTAAGTTGTAGCGGGTGATGTAGCTGTCGCCCCCCAGCCCCGCGTTGATGCCGTTGTTGGAACCGCCCACCAGGGGCGTGTAGGCCAGCGCGTCCCCAACGTAGGGGTTGAACTTCGGCGTGCCTGCGGCCATCGACAAGTCGAGCCAGAAGCCCGATGCGGTGGTCACCGGGCTCGCGGTCTTGTGCCAATGCTGGCGCCAGACCTTGTTGCTGTCCCAGGAGTCGGCCAGGCTGCTACTGGTTGACATTGACCGCCCTCGCCGCCTCGGGGGTTGCCACCACCTGCGCGGCCAGGTGCTCGCACGTTCGGAAGAACCGCCCGTTGTAAGCAATCACGGGCTCGTTGCACTCCGAGCACCGGAACAGCGGCGCCTGCATCTGCGCGTCCGCTGCCTGCTGGGCCGCCGGGATCATCAGTCCACCGTGGCGGTCAGTGCACCGGCTGCGAACTGCGGCTGGATGCCATTGGAGATGGACAGGCTGCTGTTCAGCGCGCCCTTGAGCAGCAGGTTGCCGGCGCCGGTGCTGTCTGTGCCAATGCCGAAGTGCGTGGCCGTGGCGGTGCCGCCCGTGGCCTGGGGGAACTGCACCAGGGCGGTGTTGGCCACGGTGGACACAGTGCGCGTGAAGCCGCCTGCCGTGCGCGCCACCGCCACCCGGGCGTAGCCGGTGTACGCCACCTCGCTGGTGGTCTGGCTGCCAGCTTCGCCGGGGTCAGCCGTGTGCAGGCTGATGTAGAACGAGCCTGCGGCGGCGCTGTTCTGCAGGCCGCCAGCGTCGCCGATGCCGGCCCAGTCGGTGTTCAGGAACAGGAGGTCGAGGAGTGCCGCTTCGGCGGCGTTGGTCATGGACATGGTTCAGGCCTCCTTCAGATCATCGACTTCAGAGCCGCAATCTTCTGCTCGTACTCTGCGCGCAGAGCTTCGGCAGCAGCTTGCAGAGTACGGGCGTTGGCCAGCTCGCTGTCGGCCTGGGCCTCGCGCTGATCGCACTCCTTGGCGCGGTTGGCGACA